TTAATCAATACGCCATCTGACCTGACCTCAGAGTTGTCAGAAGTTTCAGCCAAACTCTTGTACTTAACTCATTAACTCCACATTAGCGATCATTTTGTTCAGGAAGTCCACTTTTTCCTTGTGGTAGTTGAGTGCATCAACGCAGGCATGCAGTAGGTGAGCACGAAACAGTTCGTACCCGTCGGGTTCTTCTAAATACTCAGAAACGGTGTCTTTCATACTCGTCAGCAGCCTGTGCCGATACTCAGCATTCTTCTTATACAGATCGGCTCCGAGCGCATTCTGAGACTGCTCCCAGACGTCATCTTGTCTCGCAGTATTCATGAGTATGTAAACGCTGATCTGTTTCTAGCGCAGAAAAATCAACCCGATTGTTTCGGTAATATCAAGTCTGAAGTCACAACTTAAACGCCAGGCTGACATCCAAATGCCTGTCGTAGTTTTCATCATCTTTTAACATGAAACTTGCAGTTATTGCAGGCCTTCTGCTCGGTTCTCTGCACGGTGCTTCTGTGCAAGCAGCCGACAAATTTGTGAACATCGAGACCAATGCCGGTATCCAAGATACTCAGGTGGGCGCTGTCGTCACAGATGCTCATGTGGGCATTGAAGGTGCGAATCAGTACGGCACTTCCTGGTATCTGCAGGCAGGTCCTCAGTTCGTGATGAATGACGGATCTGGCGACGGTTCCGTGAACCTCAGCGGAAAAGCCGGTGGTGCTGTGCCCCTCGGTGGTTCGGTTGACCTCTACGGCGAGCTGTCGTTCGCAACTGGCGAGGATGACGTCGCCTATGGGGCCAAGCTCGGCACCAAGGTCAAGTTTTAGACCAAGTCCAACCAGTCGGCAGTAGGCGACGTCGCAACGACGGAACAAGCCAACGCCAAAGCCATAACGGAGTCGTCGTGTGCCCCCTCACCTGCACGGCGGTCTCCGTTATCCATTTGTTGGAACATCAGCAGCTCCTGGAAGAAAGGATCATGGGGCAGCATCAGTTCCTCTCGTTCGAGTAGGTAAGCGACACGGTCTGTGTTGCTGATTTTGTTCGGCCTATTGGTGTTGTAAGGCTCGACCATATACTTCGCGAGTTTCTTTGAGAGAACCTCCGAAACCACTGCGCCAACACCGTTTTTCTCGATAATTACCTTTGCAGGAGCGAAGTTCTCTGCCTGCTCGATAATTTGTTTTATGCAATAATCACTACTTTTATGGCGCATTCTGAAGACGTTCACCACGCGGTAAGGAACCTTCGTAATGTCCATCACGATTGAGCACCAGTAGTCATCACCACCGGCTGCAGGGTCAACTGCCATCACATATTCACGGCCAACAAACCCGGCCTCCATACATTCGCCGTTGCAGGCCAGCTCGACTAGATCCGGCTGGTAGATCTGCGCGTCGGATGCGACGAAGTCCAGCTCATACTCTTGCCGGAACGCTCGATCGGTAAGCTTTGATCGACGCTTCGTTTTCTCCGCCCACTTCGGGTCCTTCGAGTAGATCGGAATATCGTTGTAGTGGATCTTGAATTTGTTCCACTCCTCTGCTGTATGCCAGAGGTTGCTGAACATGTTGCCCAATCCATTGGGCGTCGAAATCATGATCAGCTTTCCCTGGTCCCCCAGGGTCGCCATCGTGGGTTGGACTGCGGTGAAGATTTGCTCTGCGCCGTCCAGGAAAGCGGCCTCATCCAGGACAACCACCGAAACACTTGGAATTCCACGAGCCGCACGAGGCGTAGCAGGCAGGAAGTAGATCGTTCCAAGGCCCTTAAAAGACAGCTCACTATTTGATTCTGTCGTGAACTCAATTCCCGATTCAGCAATACTCGCCGCTTGTGCGCGAATCCGTTTACCGAGTGAGCCGGAGTCAGTTGCAGTTTTACTGAACACACAAGCGGAAAAGCCCGGTTCCGTAAGCGCTCTGCACAACAAATAGGAGCACACCGTTTCCGATGCACCCACCTGACGACTTTTTAGAACGATCGTGTATTGGTTATCGCAGATCGACTGCACCAGCTCTTGCTGGATCTTGAATGGCTTGAACGGTTTGATCGTGCCTGACGTCTTGATCCACGTCAGAGGGGCGAATTCACTCCAGCGGTCGCAGGTCGGGAAGCGGGGCTGAAATAGCTCGCCCGTGTTCTCACGCTTCCGTTTCTCCTCCGCCTGTATCTTCTCCTGGTGTAATCGTTCTAATTGGTTGAGCTTCGATAACAGACGACCTTGCATAACCCTCTAGTTGCTCGATTCGGCGTTCAATAGTTCTCGTCTCGTATTGCTTTTGCGCCGAGTCGATCAAAATCTTGATTGCTTGTACCTTAACGCCCACTCCAACATCAGGATCATCGCTGGAGACGATCTCGCGCAGCTTTGCGATGGCCATCGGTAGGGCCTCTGACGTCACGCCAAAGGATTGCTGGAAGATCTCCTGCTGATACAGCCAGATGCACTCGTTGAAGTCCGTCAGCTTGCGCCATGCACGAATCGTCTCAACAGAGCACTTCGCTCGACGTGCAGCGTCTCGCCATGAGCATCCACTGGCTAGCGCTTGGGCTGCCAGAATTTGACGCTCATTTAGTCCATCCGGTCGCTGCATCGATACCTCCAAGATTTGATGCTGCCTCGTGTGCTGCCCATCGAATAGCGGCAGGCTGCATTACAAGGGCCAATCGTGCCAATTCCTTGGTCACTTCTTTTAGGGAGTCGTGGTCTAGTTTTTCGATCCCTTTGATGAATGAAGCGTAACGAAGCTGATCGTTGACGCTGGGCTCAATCTTGTTCATCGTCATCCTCGTCATCCTCCATGGCTTCGTGTTGTTCTGCCAAAGCGGACCCGATCTTGGAGATTAGAACCTTTGAGTAGCCGACAACTTCTTCTTGCTTGCCAGCTTTGATCTCACGTTTGATCGCTTTGAACAGTTGGGTGTTCTCAGTCTTGGTGTGCCGAGACAACTGGAGACACTCGTTGATGATCATCTCCATGTTTGAATACTCGACCTGCTCCTCTACACGTTTGATGTAGGCGTAGGTCAGAACCGATGCCAGCCCCCACTCGTCATAAGAGCGGACTAGGTCGCCATCCTCGTCGATCTCCTCAAACTGTTGTGCAAGGGGGTGACGATACGCAGAAGGCAGCAAACATAGGGGTACAGCAGCGTCGGTGATGTATTCCATCGGCCTCAATGCTTATACCCCATGTAAACAAACTTCAGGCTGCTGCTTCGTCTGAGAGCCGTACAACCTTGTAGGGAAGGCCTCTCTTCTCGAAGTTGCTATTAGCGAACTGAAGCTGCTCCTCACTTAGTGACTTGATCAGATATAGGTCCATCGCAGGTGATTCTGTCTTGATCATCATGGCTTGCATGCTCATGTTGTATTCTTCGCGATCCTCAGATTAACGAGGTTAAAGGCCATCAATCTGGACTAAATGCGGTTTCAAGCTGTCAACATAGTGAACTTAAATGCCTTCGTATAGGTTCACATAGCGAGACACAAAAAAGCGGCCTTGCGAGGGCCGCTCTGTGCTCTTCCGTCAGTAGCCTAGCGAGGTTTGACCCTAATTATCAGGCCAATCAATCTGCCATTCGCTAGCAATGGCTTCGGCGTCTTTGGCCCTGAGTTCGTCCAGTAGACAGACGATCCTTTCAATGACCCATTCTTCGGTGAGATTTTGGGCATCAACCGAGCTGATGAAGTACAAGTTCCCACTGACGTCTATTCTCTGCCATCTTACGCAGTCTTTCTTCTTTTGATATTTCGGGTATTTCTACTTTTTCTTCGTGTAATTGCCCTGTGTGCTTCAGATATGTCGTATAGGCACGACCCATCGGTTGGAAAGTGGTCTTAGGCTCGTATTGAGGCGAGCGTGATCGGGCGTGTCGTGTCATTCGGAGAGATCCTTAGATTTTTCGTAGCAGGTTTCGAGGTACTTGATCTGAAGCGATTCGATTCGCAGTTGACGTGCGTGAAATGCTTCGAGGTACTGCCTCTCTTTTTCAGTGATGTTTCCTGATTTAGAACGTTCCCAAACAGTGTGTAACTCACTTCTGTCGGGTTGAAGCCGTACCGTCTTGTCGTGGATTTCCCTGAATAGGTAATCCTTCATCAGGATGTTCTTAATAAGCCAGATCATGACTTACTTACCCCCGGCACTAGCTGGTACGCAGCGAAGAACTCTTCGAGCGTCACTACAACAAAGCTCGACTCGTCATAGACAGACGCCATCACCACGCCTGTGTAGTGACCGGTCAGACACTCGGAAAGAATTTTGAAACGCTCCCGGTCGGAGTTCCTTTGTGCAGTACGGCCCGTCA